AGCCAGGCGTAACTTGAGGATGCCAAATGTAAGTATGGCCGCATGCACAGATCGCTTTCTTAATGCTCATCTGAAAGCCTCCACTGTTCGAACTGCTTGTTCTTGACCTGGGTGAGAGCACGGTCATGCTGGTTGCGGATCCTGCGGTTGCGGTTCCTGCACTCCATCCTGAGCGCCTTGTCGGGCATCTCCCAAGGTCGATGCAGCATTACCCACCCTCGAACGCGCCCGTTGACGTTGGGGTCGCGCTTGAGCTGTGCTCGGACCGTCTTTCCACATTTGCGGCATGTCCTGCCGAGTTCGAGGACGCCAGGGGCCCTGACCCACCAGCACCACCACCAGAGGCAGCTAGGACACTGGTAGAGGCCCTTACGCATCAGCAACACCTGTAGCTTCGGCGAGACAATGAATATCGGCACAACAGAAACCCTTCTTCACCAGATCGGATTCCTCTACCGTCTTACCATCCAGTGCTCGCTCAAAGAGAAGCGTTGTATCTGGATGAAGCAATTTACCACATGCTTCGCACCTGATGCTCATTCCTTCGCCTCCAGCGCCTTGTCGATGATCTCATCCTTCATGCGTTCTGTCACTGACCAGTCATCAGGTAATGGCTCGAAATGACCAGCGTCGACCAGGAGCAGGTAGAGCTGCTTCTTATCGGCGCGTAATCGTTCCATCTCTTTCCTGAGTTCCTGGATGTCCTTGGTTAACTGGTCGGCCTTGATCCAATCCACTATCGCTCGGTTGGCCCGTGCACTAACTCCGTTCACTCTGGATCCCTTCGTACCTGCGTGGAGGTACCGATAGGCTATGTCTGATACACTGATGCTGACGGTCGGCATGATGGTAGCCGGACGTTCATAGTTCTTAACAACAACGCAGCCAGAGTTGTTGACAAATGCCTATTAACGGCGACAGTGCATGGTGTCGGTGGGTGGGGGGTCAGAAATGGTCAAGATATACACCTTTATGGGCGGTCGACAGCCCGAGCACAGTGGGAATACTCCATGCCAATAGACGAAATGACCCTCCTGCTCGCTCTGGGCAGCCTGAACCTCCTCGCCCTGGGTGCTCTAGCTCTCTGGATCCGTTCCGAACTCGAGAATGCCGTCGAAGAATTGGATTCTACACTCGCCCTGGCAATCAAAGCCACCCTGGACAAGCTCATGGATGGGGGGATCGGCGGCTTCGAGCCGGTGAACCCGATCCAAGCTGCGTTCGCTTCGCTCATCCAGTCGTACGCAACCAATCAGCTCGGCACAATTGACGCTACGGTCATCTCGAGGAACACCGATGGAACGTTCCAGAAGTCGATTGATGACTTTGAGTGATATTTATTAGCGAGATTTCTTTTCACTTTCAATTATGCCTCGTAGGAAGAAGTCCCGTCGACGCCGAAGCCCGAAAACAATCAGCCTCTACAATATGGCCGTCGCCTACGGGAACCTGGCGATCCTAACCGAGGGAACTCTGGGGACATCACCCTATGGAGCAGTCACTGGAGCTGCGGATCTAGGCTACAAGAGCGTGGCCGATGTCGGCCTTGGTGCCTCCTCGATGACTCTCGTCGGTGCTCAACAGATCTCCCTTGGCGACATCCTCTCGAACCCGAGCGTCGCCATGCAGCAGATAATGGACAATGCCCAGGCGAACGCAGTTCCAATGGCGATTGGAGCTGTGACCTTCAACACTGGAGCCAAAATCTTCAGGAAAGTTATGGCCAAGCCCTTCAGGGAGGCTAACAAGTTCATCAGGCCCCTCGGGCTTGGAGTGAGGCTGTGATCCTATGGCAACAAACACCGTCACTGGAAACCTCATCTGCTCAGATGGAACCAACATTCCGCTGAAAGCCGAGCTCGCTGAAGGCACCGAGTCCGATCTGACTACCGATACCGTGTACTCGGTATCGGCACAGAACGTAGGAGACTTCGCGCCAGGCAAGACCATCACCCACGCTCTAGTTTCCAGCGATAACGGTGCCGGGTACTGCTTTGTATTGAGCCAGGGCCTCGTGGCCTGCCTCATCCCCTACTCGGTCAAAGGAGCCGTCACAGACGGATCTCCTGCCCTATGCGCCCCTTACACGCTAAAAGCAGGCGACAAAATTCGCTATATGAACAACAGCGCCGCGGACAGAGAAGCAGCCATGTCCTGCTACACTGCTCGAGGAGTTTCCAGAATCTTCGTCGTGACCCCCACTGGTGGAGCAACGAATGAGCTTGTGGATCTACAGACCTCGAACTCCATTGGAGACACTCTCCAGGGCGACCGGATCGTCAAGGTCATGGGAACCTCCGTCGATGGCTCGAAGATTGAGACGCAGGGCTTCTTCACCGTCGATGCCCTGGGGAACGTCGTTGGGACATCGGCTGCAACCAACCCCATCGTCCAGCAGCCTTCATTCTCGAGCTGCTCGATACCGATAAATCTCAACTATAAATCGCAGTTCCTCACAAATGCCTAGCCGTGGTGATTGAATGGCGAAGATGACAAAAGCGGCAGGACGCCGACGACTGGGCGAGATTCACTCCAAAGCAAAGAAGCTCTTTCTTCGAGGATTCATCTCCACGAAGGATCTGGACTCCATAGAGCGTATCTGCAAGTCCCGCGCAAAGCAGTTGAAGTGATAGGATGCCGCTTCCAGATGCCCCGGCGGAATCGCCTCGCGTGTATAAGCTACTCAAGACGAAGACTCTCAGTGCAGAGGCACCTAACTCCCTGGCACAGTCCGACATCGCCAGCGTTGGCAACCCTATCAGCATCGAGTCACTCAACGAGGACGAGCTGCGACGCCTGGTACTGGTTAATCTGGCGCGTCTGACGGTCAAGCAAGAGTGGGATGGACTCATCGGGTGATCGCATGCCACTACCAGACGCAGACAAGAAGTCCCCCAGGGTCTACACGCTGTCCCAGAACACCGACCTCGAGAACATGGCATTCGCAACTCTCCAGTCGATAGGCGAGCCGATCAATATCGAGGAGCTGAACGAGGACGAGCTGCGACGCCTGGTACTCGTTAACCTAGCACGTCTGGCGGTCAAGGGTGAATGGAACGGACTCCTCGATGCTGGTGGTGGTGGACTCAACCAGCTAGGGATCCTAGGGGGGAGCACCTACGATACCTATGACGTTTCAGTAGCTGCACCGTATGGGATCGCTCTTCGAGATACGGACAGCGTAGACGACGAACCATGTTTCCAACCTTTCCTGGCACCGAACACTGGCACCGTGGATGCCGTTACGATCGGCGTAAGTTCCGCAGCGGCATCTACCTGCAACCTCAAGATCGGATTCTACAACGCCGATGAGACCACAGGGCTCCCGACCACTATCATAGCATCCTGCGACATTGATCTAACCTCGACTGGCGACATCCGGCAAACCAGTTTCACCGGGACGCCAACTCTAACGAAGAACACGCTCTACTATGCCGCGTACTGCCGTAGTACGTCAGTCGCCGCCTCGGTGCGTAGCGCAAAGAGTTCCTACGCACCTGGAGCTGGACCGACTAACTCAACCGAGGACACCAAGACCCATCTCGAACTCCAGTCTTCGAACAACACCTTACCTTCAACGGTGGACGCCACCGACCTTGAAACGACTAACTCAGAGACCCCGTCGATATTGTTGGAGTGGTAGGATGTATCGGAATACTAGACACTGGGACGGGGAGACTCTCCTCGAGGAAACTTTCCGGGATGTCGATTGGGATGCGGTGCGCTTCAATCGAGACAAGGCACTAGCTGACTCTGACTGGAGAGCTGTGAAGGATCGCACCATGTCGCAAGCCTGGAAAGACTACCGCCAGGCTCTACGCGATCTACCTCAAGACTACGAGACCGCCAACGACGCGGTCGACAACTGGCCGGAGGCACCAGAATGAGCGACCTCACCGAGAAGGCCAGAGACATCTTCCAGAAGAATGGAATGGCATTCCTCCTCGGTTGGATCCTAGGGATGGGCCTTGGGCAAACCCTGTGGGATTCAATCGTCGGGGTGCTGTGATGAGCAAGCGCAAGCCTGACCAGGTAGTCGAGTTCAGAATCTCCCTCCAGGACAGAGAGCGCGAGATGGTCGATACCCTCGTTGCAGCTCTGACCTTCAACCGAATCGCTACGCCGACAGTCGACCTGCTCAAGGACGCTAGTGCTCTGAGCGCCATCGCGCTGATCCTCGAGAGCCTGGGCGTGATCGATGTGATCCCCGATGACCTGGTGGGTGCCATTGCTGGAGGAGCCTTCGATACCGTGGAAGAGGCACTGGACGCGGTGAAGGATGCCATCCCCGACCTGCCCGAGGTCGGCGATGTGAAGAAGCTCCCGAATCCATGGATCCCAATCTGGACCTGGTTGAAGGTCACGAGTCGCAAACTTTTCTGATTCTGGGCCTTTACCCCTAGGGTGGAGAGGCAAAAGCGATACAGTGAGGGTCCAGAATCGCGCAATTTCGCACATTGTGCCCGCAGTTCAAACAGATGTCTTCCTCACACATCACCGAACTCATCAGCAATTCAGGATTGAGATTGCTCATAATCTCTCCCCAATCAATGAAGCGCATCACCTGTTCTTTCTCATCATCGGGCAGGAAGTCATCCCAGCCGTACCAGAGATCTATCTCCACGAGGCCAGAGTCGAACCAGTCCTTAGCTGCCATCTGAAAGCCTCCACTGCTCGAACTGCTTGTTCTTGACCTGGGTCAGAGCACGGTCGTGCTGGTTA